CTGGTAAGTCAGCTCCTAGCTATAGTTTAAGTGAAGATGATGATTATGATCCAGATGCTGAACAAGATGATGAAAATGTTGGTATGGGATATGATGATGAAGGTAGACCATTAGGGGAAGCTAAAGATCCTCGACAGATTGAAGCTGAGAGAGAAATAAGAGATCAAGCTAAGGTATTTTTCCTCCAAAAATTACGTAGAGGTGAAATTGATACCCTACCTGAAGATCCATTTCAAGCATATATGGACATGTTAACTCAATCAGCAATCGATCATGAGGAAGAAACTTTAAGAAGAGAAATAGACGAAAATAAAATGGATGAAATTAATGAAAGACTTAACGTAGCTAGAGATGCTCTTACGAAAGTATATAAGGAATTAGGAGCTACTACATTTTCCAAAATGATTCTTAATTTAAGAGATGAGAATGTTTTAGATGAACTGGCAAATGAAATGGGAAATCAATATCGAGGTGTAATGCAGGAAGCTCGTGATTATAGAATGACTTATCCTAGTTATAAAGTTGAAGAATTTAACGCTATTGGAGATATGGCTCAAAATGGTATCTTAAATTTATTAGCATTTGCTGAACAGCATAAACCAGAATTAGCAGGTAAACTTAAATCCTTAGTAAATGACGTAACGGAAGTTATCTATGATGATATGGAAGAATTCGATACTCAACCTAGAATTAGTGTTAAAGAAACTATTAAGGAGCAAGTAGATAAGATGGTAGGGGATGCTGTAAAAGTATTTCAGAAAGAAGGTGGTGCATTAGGAGTAAAAGCTTTAGAAGATGGTTTAGAAATTAATACTAGAAAGGCCAAGGCTCTTCTTAAATCTATGATTAATAGAGATTTAGTTTTTCTTCATAGAGACGGAGATTATATTCTTAAAGAAACAAATTCTTAATATTTATTCCCACACATGACTTTTAGTGGGACACGAAATTATAAGGATAAATACTCACTTCCAAGACTTAATCGGATGGATAGCAGTAATTGGAGGTATTACTGTGGGGCATGTCTTTATGCAAATTCAAAAAGATGATAAAATAAAATTTCTAGACGCCTGGGTTCATGAGGATTATAGACGTATGGGTATTTATAGATCTTTATGGGATACACGATGGAAATATGTTAATAACACATACTCCAATAAAACTATTTATGCATGGTGTTTACCCATGTCTCTTCCACTTTTAAAAGAAAAAGGATTCGTTGAAGGCGACACTTGCGTGTACGTTGAAAAGAAAATTTAAAGGCTTCCTCGGAGTTGCTTGGCTTCCTCAGAGTCGCTTCGTATATTTACGTCATTGTTAAAATGATTAAATAGTAAATGTTATGGAATTTTTAAGTAAAAATGATTTGAGAAGTTTAGTGCCTTCAGTATTCAGTAAAGCTCCTTCAGAGGGTCTTTCAGAAAAATACGTTCACATCCCCACTGAGGATGTATTGGATGATCTAGAAACATTAGGTTGGAAACCTGTTAAAGCTCAACAAATTAAGGTTCGTAAGAGTAGTAAAAATACTTGTAAACACTTTATCACACTCCAAAACCCAGATATCCAAATTACTGGTAATGATGGTGATATAGTTTTTCCTCAAGTATTACTTATTAACTCACATGATGGTAAATCATCATTTCAATTCCGAGTTGGATTATTTAGATTAGTTTGTTCTAATGGTTTAGTTATTTCAACTGAAGATTTTGGTAGTATGAAAATTCGACATATTCATTATAATTTTGAAGAATTACAAAATACTATTAATGGTATTATGGAACAACTTCCATTAACAGTTGATTCAATGAATAAAATGAAAAGAATTAAGTTGGATCAAGATCAATTAATTGAGTTTGCTAAAAAAGCTGTTTCAACTCGTTTTTCAGAAGATAAATTAAAAGCGATTACTATTGATTACAAAGAATTACTTGAGCCAACTCGTAATGAGGATGCTGATGGTTCGCTTTGGTCAACATTTAATTTACTTCAAGAAAAAGTAATTCATGGAATGTTTGAGTATAATCACGGAGTTAAAACCCGTAAAGTTCGTAAAATTAAGAACTTCGCTCAAAATCAAAAAGTTAATCAAGAGTTATTCAATATGGCGCTTGAGTATGTAAACTAATTGATTACTTAGATTAATACCCCCTATATTGGGGGTATTTTTCTATATTTATAAAAAAAACAATGCCTACATATACTCCCGAAGAATTAAGAGAAGGACAAGATGTAAGTTCTTTAACAGCAGCAACAACATTTCAGTTTACAAATACAGGTAATTCATCTTATTTTTTCATTGAACAAATTACAGATAGAAATACAGATGGATCGTATAATGTAAATGTTACAGATTATGCTGCGGGTTCATTTAGTAATTTTACTGGGTTAATTGAAAAAGGGATAGTACAAAATAGATTTAAATTTGGAATTTCAATTCCTACAGGTAGTTCTTCTGTAACCTTTACACCCACTAATACTTCAGGAGCAGGAGATATTAAATTAAAAGGAACAGGAAATATTGAATTAACTTTTTAATTAAAATTATGGCTAAAGAAGTACAAGAACACATACACCTTTTAAATAAGTTGGCTAAATTAGCTATTATCAAAGATGAACTATGGTCATTCCACCCAGATAACCCAAAAAAAAGAAATATAAAGCAGGAATATGAGATTTTATGTAGTGAAATTGCTGGTTTAGAGGGGGAATTAGCTGCTTTGCATTCCTAATATATAAAATTATGATTAATCTTCCTCGTATATTTTCCTTATTTTCTAATAATGAAGATTTAGATGGTACCCCCATTGATGTAACCTCATATGAAGATTTTACAGCTACTCCAATTTTTTGGGTAGCTATGTTTAGAAAACTTATAAATGGTTATAAAAATATAGGTAATGATTTTATTAACAATATTATAAAAGATGATTCTTCTCTGGATTCGGATGATATTTTAAAGGCATACGAATTTTTAACTTTTACCAGAGCCCAGAATTACATAAAAAATATTGATCTAAGTGAATCCACACATAAGGAAGCTTTATTAAGATATAAGGGAGAATTAATGGATATAGCATTATACGAGTCACTTTTATTTTTTGAGGGTATAGAAGAATATGAAAAGTGCTTAACTCTTAAAAAAATTATAGATTTCTATAAAATTTCTTCACAAAAAACGTGATTCCCCCAGATATTTTTCGTACCTTCAGAACATGTTTTAAGAAACATAAATAGGTTATGAGAAAAAATAGGTATTAAAGGTTTTAAAATTATAAAATTAAAATATGAGAAATAGAGAATACTTCTTTCGCAAACTACAAACTATTCAAACCAAACTAACAGTTGTTAATAATATGGTTTCCAGAAACACCCACCCTAGGGATATTAAAAACGAATTAGATAATATTAATGATGTAGTAGAAGATATTGCTACTCAGCTAGAGCGTGAACCTTTAGATGGTAGAGAACTTAATAATACTTCTAACATACGTTAAAATATGAAATTAACAGCAGAACAAATCCAGTCAAACTGGGATGAATTTTTGGGTAATATAAAAAAATATATTACAGGAGAGCGTCAACAAAAATTATTAGATTTTTATAAAAAATATGAGGAAAGAATATCACTCATGCCCGCTGCTCATAAAAAAGAATACCATAATGCATTTCCAGGAGGTTATGTTGATCATGTAAATAGAGTTGTAGCAGCATCACTCAAAATTTATGATGTATGGTGTGAATTCGAAATGGATAGATCTACATTTACTATTGAAGAATTAGTATTCTCAGCTATCAACCATGATTTAGGTAAAATGGGTGATGAAAATAATGCTTCATATATCCCCCAGACCGATAAATGGAGACGTGAAAAGTTAGGAGAAGAATATATGTTTAATAAAGAGGTACCTTTTTCATCTGTTCCAGACAGGGGGTTATTTATGTTACAATCTCATGGTGTTTCATATACATTTAATGAAATGTTAGCTATTCAAACTCATGATGGTTTATATGATGATGCTAATGCCAAATATTTAAAAGTATTTATGCCCGAACAGAAACCACGTACTAGTTTACCCTACATTTTACATCAGGCAGATTTACTGGCAGCACGAATTGAATTTGAAAAAGAATGGTTATCTAAATTTAATTCCTCCTCACCCCTTCCTCCTACTAAACCTTCTACCTCAGCTAAGAAAAAGGCATTATCATCTGTTAGTAGTTCAGGTTTAAAAAATATGTTAGATAATTTATGATTAATTACATTATAATAGGAATATTAGTAATTTTATTAGGGGTATTAGGGTATGCCACACTTAATTTATTACGTAAAAATGAAACAGCAGAAGACCTTATTATAGGTTATTTAGGTTATTTAGAAAGGTTATCACAAGTTATTGAACTAACAGATGAAAAATTAAAAAAGTTAGACAATAAAGGTTCATTTAAATCAGACGATGAAATAGGTTTTTTCTTTAATCAGGTTATGGAATTACAAAAAATTCTTAATGAATTTAATATCAAAACCTTAGAAAAAGATGGACCGAATAATAGCCAAATACAAAGCTAAAAAACAAAAAAGAAGATATTTTACTAAAGATACTGAAGATGCAATAGTTAGGTATAATAGAAGTAGTGATCCTAAAGAAAGAAGTGACATTTATGAAGGTTATATACATTGGCCTTTTTATAAATTAACAGAAAACATAATTCATACATTTAAATTTTATAATACGGATGTAGAAGATTTAGAGGATTTACAACATGAAATAATTACATTTCTTCTTTCCAAAATACATTTATTTGATCCTTCTAAGGGTGCTAAAGCCTATTCTTATTTTGGTACTATAGTAAAAAGATATCTTATAGTATATAATGAAAAAAATTACAAAAAATTAATTAGTAATTATTCATTAAGTCAAAATGATGATTCATCCTGGGATGAATCAAATCCCATTACTTCCCATCCTAAAATGCAATACGAGGTGGACTTAGAATGGGGGGATTTATCTTTTAATGGATATACTCAAAAAGATAGATTATCCTTATTTATGGATTATTACATCAATTATTGTTCCAGTAACTTAAATAATTTATTTCCTAAACCTGAGGATGCAAAGGTAGCAGATTGTATTTTAGAGTTATTTAGAAAAAGAGATAATATAGATGTATTTAATAAAAAAGCTTTATACATTTATATTAGAGAAATGATGGATGTTAAAACCCCTCAAATAACTAAAAATGCTAAAGTATTATACTCTATTTTTGATGAAAAATATGAGAAATTTAATGAATTAGGAGGATTTTAATAATATTTAACCCTTTATATATTTATAAGAAAAATGGGGTTATTAGATTCCATAATATTTAAGGATAAAAAATTTTCCGATTTGTTGGAAGAAATCTATGATTTACAACAACAAAAAAATACCCAAGTAACTGCTTTAATACAAGAATTAAAACCTTTAGTACAAGAAATAGGTGATGCTACTTTAATAGTTCCTTTAATTAAAGAATACTTAGAAATTAGCATTAAAAATAATGAACAGTTAGTTAAAATGGCTGGTATAGTACAAAGGACTTTACAATCTAGTTCATCCGGTGATGAATTTGGCTTATCAGATGAAGAAAAAGAACAATTACTTAATGGTTTAGAAGGTACTATAAAAGAATTAACGCAGGGGGATGGCAAAGAGTAGAACAGGTTTATCATCTTTAATGTCATCAACAAGAACCCCTTCAAGGAAAGGAGGGATTTTTGCTGCTAGGGTATTATTAACTATGTATGATCAAACTAGTAACCCTTATTTATTTTCTACAATAGGAGCTTGGTCGTCTATAGGAAGTATTTTTTTTAAAAAAATGACTCAACAAGCTGGGACAGCAGTAGATGTAAATAACATAGCAAAACCTCTTTTTCCTAACTTTAAAAATTATCCTTTAAAAGACGAAATAGTTTACGTAATAGCTCTACCAGATGCAAATGCTGGGGAGGATCCAAATGATATTACTTATTATTATTTCCAACCTATAAATTTATGGAATAGTAATCACCATAATGCTTTACCCAATCCCCTAATTAATGATACTCTTCCTGAATCCCAAAAACAAGATTACCAACAAACTATAGCAGGAGCTGTAAGAAGGGTAACTGACGGAAGCACAGAAATAGATTTAGGAAATACCTTTATTGAACGGTCAAATATTAAACCCCTCCAATCATTTGAAGGAGATATTATACATGAAGGTAGATGGGGGCAAAGTTTAAGATTTGGATCAACAGTTAATAATTCGGGTGTCCCTAATCCATGGTCTGTTTCTGGTTTAAATGGTGATCCTATTACTATTTTAAGAAATAACCAATATGATGACAATAAAGATCCTTGGATACCTCAAGTAGAAGACATAAATAAGGATGAAAGTAGTATTTACCTTACTTCTACTCAAAAAATCCCTATAGAGGTATCTTCAAAATCTTATACATCTTTTGATAAAGGATTAGAACCTAAATCTCCTAAAGAATACTCGAACCCTCAAATTATTTTAAATTCAGGTAGATTATTATTTAATTCATATGATGACAGTATTTTATTAACATCTGATGATTCTATTAATTTAAATGCTCAAGAATCTGTTAATATAGATGCTGTAGAAGGAGTATCTATTTCTGTAGGGAAAAATTCGGAAATAACTTTAGGTAGTAATGATTTTGGTGTTATAGAGCCTGTTATTTTAGGTGATAAATTTTTAGCGGATATAGAAAATTTAGCCAATATTTTATTTACTTTAGGTAATAATTTTGAATTAATTCCTATGTTAACCGAAAATAATGAATCAAATAATGAGTTATTAGATATAGGAGGTAATATTAAAAATGCTGCCCAAAAGATTCTTAATAATATTGATAATTATAAATCTAAAACTACTTTTTCTAAATAATGAGTTTTAAATCCCTAATATCAAGGTTATTACAATTAGCCAGAGATCAGGTCTTTAAACTTGATGACTTAGCTGTTAGATATGGTATCCAGTTAGCAGATGGTTTATTAGATACTTTTGAAAATAGAATAGAAAATAAAATTGGAGCTCCAATACCTATTGATTTTTCAATTGAACAGTTATTTGGAGATAAATTAGTAGCATTAAGTAATAAAGCCCAAAATAAAATAGCACAAAGAGTTTCTGCAAAGGCACAAGAAATAGGGGAAAGAAGAGCAGAAAGGTTAGCTGAAGAAAGGTCAAGGTCTGCAAGACACGAAGCTGAATTAGCCCGAATTAAAGAAGAATATAGGAATACTCTAAATGGGATAGATGAATTAGCTAGTAGAATAACTTTTTCTACTGTTATTAAATTTTTCCCTCGGGATGAAATTGTAGAAGTACCTATACCAACCTTAGGCATAGTAAAAGAAGTTGAAAGAAAAATAGATCCATATGAAAAAGAATTTAGGGGAGATTTATTAAATGAATTACAAAATGGGTTTTATGGGTCTATATCAAGTCAAGGAGCTACTTTAGAGGAGATTAACTTAATGACTAGTTCACGATATAGAGTAGAAAATATACCCGATATCCAATATATGTATCCTGAAAATAGAATTAGGATTAAAGTTAAAACTAATAAAAGGGATAAAGAACCAGAAATTGATGCTGAAACAGAAAAAAGACTTAGAAAAGCAGCTAGAGATGCATATCAAGATGCTCTAGAACAAGAACGTATACTGTGGGATGAAGAAAAGAAACAATTTAGGGAAGAAGATGGAAAAAGAGTTAAATTAACCCCTGAAGAAAGAAAAGCAAGAAGAGAACAAAGAGAAAAAGATAGAAAAGCTAGACAAGCCCAAAACAAGGCAGATAGACAAGCTAGAAGAGATAAAAGAGAAGAAGAAAAACTAACCCCTGAGGAAAGAGAACAATTAAGAAAAGCTAGAAGAGCTCAAAATCAAGCAGATAGACAACAAAGAAAAGATGACAGAAAACAAGAAAGAGAGGATAATAAAGAAGCTAGAAAAGAAGCTAGAAATTTAAGACAAGAAAACAACAAAGCAGAAAGACAAAGAAAAAGAGATGAGAAAGCTGAGAGGAGAGCAGATGAAGAAGAAAGAATTGATGCAGCTAAAGAAATTAGAGATTTAGAAGAAGCGGAATTTGATAGAGAAGTAGAGGAAGTAGAACAACTTTTAGATCAACAAGTAGAAGCTGGTTTATTGACTCAAAGAGAAGCCAACCAACTCTTAAGAGAAATCAAATCAGAACAAAAAGTAGAAGTAAAAGATGCTAGACAAGGGATTAGGGAAGTAAAACAACAAATAAGACAGGAAAACCAAAATAGAAGAGCAGAAGGTAGAAATGATAGAGCAGGAAGAGAAAAAGGAGGTAAATATGATACTTCAAAATTAAGAGATCCTGAATTTGTTAGAGCTATATATCAACAAACATATCAATTTTTACCTGAACAAAATAAGGCTGATTTAGCAGATGCATTAGGGGAAGTAGAACAACAACTACAGATAACAGTTACAGTTATTTCTTCTATTAATGCTACTATAATTGCCACTAGATCCATTTTAAATACATTAAATAGAACTAGTACTACTATAGGAGGTGTAGCTAGAAGTATTCAAATAGCTACTGATTTAATTACATCTTTACCTATACCTACAAGTACACCCCCAGGTGTAGGTATACCTGTTAGTATTATAACTACATTGTGTAAAACTTTAGATGATTTAGCTCCTCTTGTAGAAAAAACTTCTGATTCTAGTGATGTAATAGCTACTAATAGTAAAACCATCCAAGATAAATTAGAGATTATAGTTGATAAATTAGAACCTATTATAGATGTTATAACAATTATACAAGATATAGTAGTATTTTTACTTTATATAGCCAGATCAGGGGGTAGTTCGTTAGCAGAGATCCAAAATGAAATTTCTTTTTCTGGTGATATACCTGGAATTTCTAGTGATAAGGCTGTTAACTTAGCAAATGAAGATGATTTATTATCAAGATTAGATCCTAATTCCGATGATCCCTTATTTTATAAAGGATTTAGACTTACACTACAGTATGTATTAGGTCAAGGTGATTTAACCCAAACAAGAGTTTTAGGTGTAAATGAAACTAATGGGGTATCATTAGCTACAGAATTATCATATACTAACTCACCCCAAGTATTAGTATTAGAAATGCAATTTCAAATTGATAATTATAATTTAATTTTTATAAATAATCCTAATATTTCTATTGAAGATCAATTAGATATTACAGACCCTGAAATAGAAGGATTTCAAACTATTATTCCTTCAATTGATGTAGAAGATATAGAAGTCGATATACCAGGTCTACCCCCACGTTTTACCAAAAAACAAATTAACCAATTAAGAAGAAGGGATAGACGTGAAGATAGAAAAGAAAGAAAACAATTAAGAAAAGCTGGTGATTTAACCAGAAGAGAAGCTAGACAAGATAGAAAAGCAGATAGAAGGGAAAGAAAACAACAAACTAAAGAAAGAAGAAGAAATAGAATTCGTAAAAAAGATAGATAATAATTTTTAATATTGTAGTATTTATAACAAATAATAAGATGAAAGTAGAAAGACTAAAAAATATAATTAAAGAAGCTACTAGGGAAGTTATACATGAAGAATTAAAAGAAATTTTACTTGAAGCAGTAAAAAATAGATCATCTTCTCCTATAACTGAAAATACGATTTCTCCCCAACAACAGGAAGGAGTAAGAAATGGTTTAAGAACTTCTTATAGAGATATTTTAGGGGAAACAGCACAAACCATGACTACTAATAATCTTCAAGGTACTTTCCAACCCCAACCTGGAATAGATTCGGCCAATGGTACATTACCACCTGGTCAAGTATCTTTAGATCAAATAGGAGCATTCATAAAATAATTAGATGGCTACTTTAGTTCCAAAGCAATTTCCACTTGATATAAGTCAAAGAACTGCAATAGGGTTTAATTTTCCTATTAACGGTCCTGCTGTTTTTAACCAAACTTTTGAAACTAGAGAACAAATAAAAGCTAATTTATTAAATTATTTGCTAACTAATCAGGGGGAAAGAATATTTAATCCTGATTTTGGAGCGGATTTAAGAATTTTATTATTTGATTTTAAAGATGATGTAGATAGTGATTTACGAGAAATTTTACAATCTAAAGTTCGAGAACTTTTTCCTACGGTTAGAATAGAACAATTTGAATTAAAAAGACAAGAAGACCAAAATACTATCCAATTGTCTATAGTTTACTCAATTCAAAGTTTTGGTATATCAGATTCTATAAGTATTAATCTTACATAATGGCAGAATTAAAAAGAAATATAAAATATATAAATAAAGATTTTAACAGTTTAAGAAATAGACTAATAGAATATACTAAAACCTATTTTCCTAATACTTTTAATGACTTTTCTCCCGCATCTACGGGTATGTTGTTTATGGAAATGGCAGCCTATGTAGGTGATGTTTTATCCTTTTATATTGATAATCAAATCCAAGAAACTTATATACAAAGAGCTAAACAAACTAATAATGTATTTGATTTAGCCTACTTATTAGGATATAGACCTAAGGTTTCAACAGCTGCTACAGTTGAAATACAATTTTTCCAGCAATTACCTGCTATTGTAAAAGATGGGGTAAGAGTACCGGATTATAACTATGCTTTAAATATAGGAGCAAATACCACTGTTACAACAACTACACAAGATGCTACTTCATTTATTATAGAAGATAGTATAGATTTTTCATTTTCCTCCTCTATGGATCCTACACTAGTTTCAGTTTTTCAATTATCTGGTACAGAACCCGAATATTTCCTATTACAAAAAAATAGAAAAGCTATATCAGCAAAAATAAATTCTACACAGTTTAGCTTTGATCAACCCGAAAAATTTGCTACTAGGAATATTAATGATGTAAATATATTAGGAATATTAGATGTATTTGATGATAATGAAAATGAATATTATGAAGTTCCTAATTTAGCCCAAGAATCTATCTTTGATAGTATAGATAATACAAACCCTAATGATCCTAATTATTCCACAAATAGTGATGTTAATAAATTATTGAAGCTTAAAAAAGTCCAAAGAAGATTTACAACCAGGTTTTTAGATAGAACTAATCTTCAATTGGAATTTGGAGCGGGGACTACTTCCGACAATGATGAAGATATAACACCTAATGTAAATAATGTAGGTTTAGGTCTCCCATTTGAAAAAAGTAAATTAACCACAGCATTCTCCCCTACAAATTTTGTTTTTACAGATACTTATGGGATAGCTCCATCTGATACTACTTTAACAGTAAGATACCTTACAGGGGGAGGGGTAGGATCTAATGTTGCAGCTAATACTTTAACTAGTGTAGATGATTCACGTATTAGTTTTGTTAACCCCCAGGTAATTCAAAATCCTGGTTTAGCACAAACTATATTTAATTCAGTGGGAGCTAGTAATTTACTTGCTGCTGGTGGGGGCTCTGATGGTGATACTATAGAAGAAGTAAGGAAAAATGCTTTAGGTAATTTCCAAAATCAATTAAGAACAGTAACACCTCAAGATTATTTGATAAGAGCTTTATCTATGCCCCCACAATTTGGTACAATATCCAAGGCATATGCTATCCCTACTAAAGCTTCTGATCTTTCACCAGGTGAAATTCCTAGTATTTTAGATTTATATGTGTTATCTCAAGATTTTAATGGAAATTTTACTACACCATCCCCTGCATTAACAAATAATTTAAGAACCTATTTATCTGAATATAGAATGGTGGGAGATTCTATTAGAATTAGAAGTGCATTTATAGTTAATATCGGAGTAGAATTTGATGTTGTAGGTAGACCTAATTATAATAATAATCAATTATTAACAAATTGTATAAATTCAATTAGACAATATTTTGATAGAGCTAATTTTGAAATTAACGAGCCCATTTTATTAACAGACCTTAATTCTTTATTATCTAATATTGAAGGAATTCAAACTGTTAAAGATATAAAAATAATTAATAAAACAGGGGCTACGCTAGGTTATAGTAATTTTGAATATGATATAGAGGGAGCAACTATAAATCAAATAGTATATCCTTCTATAGATCCTATGATTTTTGAATTAAAATTTCCTAATCAAGATATCAAAGGAAGAGTAGTACCATTATAAAATAATACACCATGCCCATACCAGATACAGTACAATTAAGAACACCAATTCCGATTAGTTATTATGATGCATCTCAATTACCTCAACCTGAACCTAATACTTCAAACTTTTTAGAAAATAGCTTTGATAAAACTAATTTAGATTTGGAAAATAGTGATCCCGCTGGTGGTCCTATTAATGATCCAAATTCTAATTTTGTACACTTTTATACACCTTCTAAACCTTATGATAGCACACCTGAAGGTACAATTAGGGGTGAGGGAATTTTGCAATCAACCACGGGACAAACTAACTTAGATGTGGAGAATTCATTACCATTTGGGGGACCTATTAATACAGCTTATGCTACTAGGATAGGTGGCCAACCAGCATTCTTTTCCACTACTCACCCATTTACACCTAGAAATACTTATGCCGATTCTTTTAACCCTATACCTCCTGGAATATTAATATAATATATTATGGCTATTTATAAATTATTTCCTACTAAAGATGCTACTTTATATACAGCATTCAGACATATGAATACTGGGTTAGATTCTATAATTGAAACTACTACTGATTACTTTTCTAGTAGAGCTGGAGTTGAAGGTGGAATTGCTAGTAGTACCCCTCAATCCTCTAGGATTTTAATACAATTTGATTTAAGTGAAATCAATAATGTAATTACTAATATAGCTGGTGGAGCATCTTCTACCTCCTTTCTAAGACTATATTCTGCTAATGCTAGAGGATTATCTTCGGATACTACTTTAGTAGTAAATGCAGTTGGTCAAAATTGGAACATGGGTACAGGAGAATACCTTACAGATCCTGCTATTACAGATGGTTGTGGGTGGAATGCTAGATTAAGAAAAAATAATGGTTCTTGGGAAACTGACCCTTCTGCATTAGGGTTTGACCCTACAAAAGGAATAACAGGATCTTATAAAGATAATGAGGGTACAGTTCAAGGAGGAGGAACTTGGTATACAGCCAGCCAATCCCCTTTTATGAATATATCCCAATCCTTTGATTATTATTCATCATTAGATTTAAATGTAAATGTTACTGAAATAGTTAATAAATGGAGATCTAATGATTTTACTAATTACGGATTTATAGTTAGACAATCAGGGTCTCAGGAATTTCTTCCCGCACTAACAAGTGTTGAAAACCAACCTAGAACTGAATTAAAATTCTTTTCTAGAGATACTAATACTATCTATTCTCCTCAACTAGAAATTAAATGGGATGATTCAATATGGAGTACAGGTTCTTCTACTACAGTAGAACTAACCACAAATGAAGCATTAATTACATTACCTAATAATAAAAATGAATATTACCCAGAAGAAGTAGCTAAATTCAGAATAAATGCTATAGAAAGATACCCAGCACGAACTTACTTAACTGCATCTTCATATACTAGTAATTTTTATTTACCCTCTGCATCATCATTATATGCTATTAAAGATAGTAAAACTAATGATTATATTATTGATTTTGACACTACATTTACAAAAATAAGTGCAGATGAAGAATCATCATTTTTTAAAGTGTACATGAATGGGTTAGAGCCTGAAAGGTATTATACTATTTTAATTCAAACTAACATAGATGGTGAAACTAAAATATTTGACCAAGATTTAAATTTTAAAGTAATAGAAGGATAATGAGTAGACAACCAGAACCAGTAGTATTTTCAAGACAAGTTTTTAATAAACAATCGTTTAATAACACGGTAGATACTGAATTTTCACAATTAGTAGAGACACCCGATGAAACTTTTTTTGATGTAAATTTGGGTAATGTAGAAGATTTTTTTACATTATACCAAAATTTATTTTTTAATATACCTAAAGAGGGGGAGGTTAATTCTCATGAATTTCTAATTAAACAATCAAGTGACTATATAGGTTTTGAAGAGGTAAATCAAACTATACAAGCATTATTAGATGAAATAACTGAATTAAGAGAAGAAAATTTAGAAATTCGAAAACAAAACTTAGATCTATTACAAAGTTTTTCAACTGGAATAGCTTCTACAGATCAAAGAGAAATAGGAACTGGGGCAGAAATAGCGGGGGTTAGAACCACATCCGCTATAACTAGTGGAGGAAATTTAACTACTGGAGGGTAATATTAAATAAAACAAAAAATGGGAGCTGCTTTATATACAGAAGGAGGAGAATTACAATACCTTGACGGAAGAGATTATATAGGTCCATATCATATAATGCCCGATGGTACACCTATGGCAGGTGCTACTCATAGTGGTAATGATGAAGTTTTAAAATTCTCTAGCGCTAGAGCAATAGTATCCACTACATCCCCATCTCTTTTTACTACCCAGGGTTTTAATGATAGTGACCAACAAGTTATTCCCAGTTTTGATCTACCTAGTTATTTTGATCCTACAGTTGACAGGATAGAATTTTTTGTTTATGATTCTTCTAGAAGATTATTATCTTTTAATTCTAATTTTAAAAATTATAGAGTAGAAAACACTCCCCAGTTAGATACTGGTGCACGCACAACTGATCCACAGACGGGGGAAATTGAAACCATCATTCTATATCCTGCTGAGGATGTAGCTAATGAGGGTTTTAGTACAGGAAATCTTTTTGCTGTTTATAATTTTAACACACTTGAAATTAGTGATGTTTTCATTTCTGAAATTTCACCTGATAGAACAGAAATCAGATTACAATCTAATACCGTAAGTAGTGAGGATATTAGAGAAGAAGTAACAAGTTTAAAAAATAAAATTGATTCAGTAGGGTATTTTGATGAATTATATCTTAACCTTGGAAGAAATAATTATTATGTATGTGTTAATATATTACTAGATGAAAGCACAACCCCAACATCATTTTTACTAAAACTCTACGAACCTCTCCCAGACACAGTAACTACTAAAACTGAGGTAGATATAGTTAGTAAAATAGGTGAATCTAGAGCGTTTCAAATTTCATACCCACCTATACAAATTCCAACAGACGCTTTAACACCTTTAAGAGGCCCTAATATTAATCTAGAAATTAAAGATAAAGTAAATAATTCAACCGAATTAATGAATTTATCTACTTTAACAACTTCCTCTTTTACTGCTTCTCTGGATCAATCTAGTTATTTACTAAGTCAAACAGGTATAAAGTTAAATCCTAGTTATTCCATCGGTTCATATTCTGATTTTGTACATTTTTCTTCTGCTAAGAAAAGACTTGAGAACTTTTATTATAAAGTAGGTCAAATAGAGTCTAATCGAAACTCAATAAATGACTTAAGAACTATTACTGGGGGTGCTTCTGGATCTATAACTACTATTTCTTCTATAAAAACTTTTGAAGATAACATCTCTAGGTTTATTAAAAACTTTGATGGGTTTGAGTATTTCTTATATTTTAACAGTGGTTCTGATGCATATCCAAAATCTAACTCTACACCACCTTATTTATTACAATCTACAGGTAGTACTGAAGTATTAACTTGGTTAGGTAGTGACGTAGTAGGAAATCCTTATTATGGGGGAGCAATATTAAACGCTTCAAGATATGATGATGATAACCCCAATAATCTAAAGTACACTATTCCTGAATTTATTAGGGATAATACAAGTAACGCTAATTATATAGATTTTGTAAGCTTAGTAGGACAACACTTTGATGATATATGGTTATACATTAAATCCTTAACCGATAAACTTAAGGCATCAAATAACTTTGAAACTGGAATTCAACCCGAATTAGTTGAGGAAACCCTCAAGTCTTTTGGTTATGATGTTTATGGGAATAATTTTGACAATAATGATATTTTTACTAGTTTAATAGGCATAAATGAATCAGGTTCATTTTTCCCTGAAACCGGTAAAGAGTTAATTACCACTGCTATCTCAGCGAGTAATTCACCAGTTCCTATAGATAATGTAAGTAAAGAAATTTATAAAAGATTATATCATAATTTAGTTTTTCTAGCTAAGAAAAAAGGTACAGTTTCAGGTTTAAGAAGTTTAATTAATATTTGGGGTTTACCAGATACTGTACTAAGAATAAATGAGTTTGGGGGTAAAGATAAAGTAAATGTTAATGACTGGGATTCGTATAGAAGAATTTATAATAAAGAATTAATATCAACAGGAAGTGTAAATCATATAACTACATTCTTTGCAAATAAAGGAACTCCAGACACAGGACTTAACTCAGATTGGGGAGTGGATCCTAACGTTCCAAGAACTGTTGAATTTAGATTTAAATCAAGAACTAATCCAAATACTCTACCTGATTGTTCAGGTTTAATAAATACACCAATAAGAGAAGAATTATTTATATTAAAAGATACAGATGTTATAGGTTCTACAGCTTCTTCATCTTTAGCAATTACATTAGAGTATTTTGGATCAGGATCAGTAACAAGCTCATACTCAGGAAGTACTTTTGATACTAACAACCAATATGCGAATTTAACCTTATATATAAGTGGTTCAACTCAATATTATTCCTCTTCAATTAATCTACCATTTTATAATCAAGATTGGTGGAATGTAATGTTACAGTATGATAGTGGATCTAATAAATTTAACCTTAATACTGGTAATAAAATTTATATAGGTAACGATGGAACTAAATTAGGTTTTACTGGAAGTACATCAATAACAGTCCCTACATATGACGATACATTAGGATATCGTAATGCTAATCTTGCTAATTCAGGATTCGGAGGTAGTGGATTTTTTGGAACCGGAAAAAGCGGATCTATAAAATTCTCCGGATCATTTCAAGAACACAGATACTGGACAAATCTTTTATCAGTAGAAGCATTTCATAATCATATAATGGATCCTCTTTCAATAGAAACAGGATATTTAACAGGATCACTTTCACCAGTAGAAACTCTTGCATTTAGAACTAGAGAAGGAGAAGATTGGTCAATAACGGGTTCTCTTACAAATCCCGAATACCAATCAATCCATCCGAAGGTAACAGGATCCTTCTCCCCAACCTCATCTTTTACTTCTAGGGGCAATGATACAAACCTATATAATGTAAATGGGTTATATCAAGCAAATAGAGAAACTCAATTTTTAAATCAACCAAATTTAGGTATTAAAAATCGAATAGATGATAAAATACGTGTTGTTGATAATGTAGTTTATGGAAGTACTTTATCACCACTTAGATCGATTCAACAGAATTATGAAATTTCTCAATCATTTACAGAAGATAATAACTTATTAGAAGTTGCATTTTCCCCACAAGATGAAATAAATGATGATATTATCCATGAATTAGGGTTTAATAATAACCTTACCGAACAGTTAGCAGATCCTCGAAACTTATCTTCATCTTTAGAATATTATGATGGGTTAAGAGATATAGCTTTAAAATATTTTGAAAAATATACTAAAAGTAATGCTAACGACTATTATAGATTAATTAAGTACATAGATAATTCTTTATTTAAAGCAATTAAAAATTATGTACCTGCTAGAACCTCAGTTTCCACAGGTATAATAGTTAAACAACATTTACTAGAAAGAAATAGAGTAAAACCTCCTCAGTTAGATACAAATACTGTTATAGCTAAAACACCTGAAACAGGATCAACTAAAAATGGTATATTTGAAGTAGGTAATAACAGTCCATTATTCTTTAAAAATATAGCTTTAGAGGGTACATTAAAATCTCAACCTAGAGGGTTTATTACAGGTTCACCTATTCAAGTATTTACAGGTGGAACTGGGGGTTCATTTGAAAAATTCAATTCTATAAATTTCTCCCCCTATGGAATATCAGGTAGTGGTCCAACTAAAAAACTAGGATTTGATATTACTCAATCTTTTACAGAAACGATTACTACTTTGTCAGGTAGCGTAAATACTGTGATTAGTAACCAAGATGAATTTTATAATGGAGAATTTAATGGAGCTCACATTGTAGTAACTACTCAATCATTAAACCCTGCATGTGAGAAGTTTTTAAACATTAATATATCAGCTGGTGAATTATCCCATCAATTTGATAGGTTTGTTTATACAAGTAATACTTGTTCATTAGCTAAATTTAATGATATAAAAACAGCACCTAGAAGTGGAGAAATATTTTTATTTAGAAATTCTAGTAATTTGAATAATATAGAAAAAATAAAAATTTCTCATACTACTAAGGGTGGAGTAGATCTATCAAATATATTACCTACGGTAGATAGATTTACATTTGATTTTGATGGTAATAATAAAGGAGTTAATGTAGACTTCGATTATGGGGGTGGATCTTATACCACTTTTAATGTAACTTCACCTTTATTTACTTATGATTCTACTAACTTTAGTTCAAACTTTGTTTCATATCCTTTTACAGGATCAAAAACAGGAAGTCATGAAGCTACTACAGTTATTTGGGATGGAAGTCAATTTACAAGAGGAGGTACTGAAGCAGCCGTTGGGTACAATACTCAAGAAGTCATAGTTTCTGGCTATCAAGTAGAAAGTGATAGTCATAATTTATTCGATGCTGATTCGGGTATATATACTTGTCCTTTAACTAATAATAAATTCTTATCAGTTACTAGTTCTCTTAGTTCTTTTATTATTAATTGGACTAACAATGTATCATATTCTATTGATGCAGATGTACAATTTAGAGTAAAAAATCTTTCCACAGGTGAGGAATTAGATTCTTTGGGTGGATTTCAATTAACAATTAACCAAACCTCCAGTATAGGACAAGCATATTCGGGTGCGGAACAAAGAGCCCTTCTTACCCCTTCTCAAGCAATAAGAAGTGGGGATCAAGTAGCTTTAGTAGCACAATTAAATACAGCCTTTACTCCATTCCAAGCAATAATACCAGGACGATCTGCTGTAGCCAATATTACAGCATCCTTTTCATTTAGTAATGCTTTATTTGCTATAAGCGAATCCATAGTAACCGATAATAATCCTGTTTCTACTCTAACAGCTGTAGAACCTGCATTTACTGTAGGTGATATTGATTTTGATCATGCGTTTGATTGTCAACCTTTATTTAATAATGCCCTAGAAAGCAGAAATTCTACATTATATCAAGATGTAGATTATTCTACAGGTATGTTAATTCCAACTAATGTAATCCCTATTACTAACAATAATGCTACCCCATCTCAAACCCCAGATTCTAATTATACACAACAATCTAGAGTATTACCTAGATATAAAGGATCAGAATTAAAAGCATTAAGGATTAATGAATGGAACGGAAAGGGAGCATTATTGAATGATGGTACAACATGGGGAGGAGATGTATCTTATGGCAAAACCCCAGTAATCCAAAGAGTAAAACCATTCTTTAGTTATTTTCAATTATTAGTACCTTCATCACCTGAATTAGAAAATGCCACACAAGTTAAATTAGCATATCTTATAGATTCAGAAGGAAATGCTTTTAAACCTCTTTTAAATTCTCCTGCTTTCTTTAATGTGGAAGGAACTTTCGAAAGTGGTGATGTGATCGATATTGCATTAGAAGATACTTTACAAACAGATGATGCATCTTTAGTAAATGCTGCAGTAGGAATTAATTTAGATAATTTTAATACTAGTGCTAAAGTTCTTTATGGTGCTAGAAGAGTGGACCCTATTTTAACTACACAAAAAGTATCTATCAATGATGTATCTAATGTCGGGGATGCTTTTGTATCTTCTTTAACCTTTAGAGGAATAGGAGGAGAAACTATTAATTATGGGTTATTTGCTAATGGTAGTCAAACAGTTATTCTTTCTAATACCAATAACGTTGTAGGAGGTACAGGAATAAGTTTTAACCCCCCTGTAACAGATGGTGCAGGAGGATTTAACACTAACACGGGTATTTACACTTTCCCTAGTAATCCTATTAGTAGTAATAAAATTAAATTTGGTTGTATTATTTCATGTTACATAAGATCTATAAATACTATTTCACCAAGTTTTTATTCTATTTTTAGTACAATGAGTATAGCTAAACTCCAACTTATAAGGGAGAGAGCATCTGTAGAAACAGTATTAGGTGAAGAAATAATAAGTTACTCTATTACTAATAATGGTGCAGAGTTATTACAGTTTAAAGGATTTGAAACTAACTTTATTGAATGTAGATCTACTGATAAAATCTTTATGAAAATTGTAATTCTTAACTCTGCATTTGAGGTAGAATTAAGAGGCCAGGCTATTAGTGCTACACCTTTATTATTTCCTGAAATTACATTACAAGATAAATTTTTTGAAACAGGTAGTAGCTTCACAAATATCTTAACAGCTTCGGTTTCTATGTCACAATTTTTTGACATTAGCCCACAACTACCTATACCTGATAGTACTTTCAAACCTATTAATGAAAACTTTTCTTTTAAAGTTGGAGACGAATTAAGATTTGAAGGTAGTGAAAATTTAGTACATAGGATATATGATGTCAATCTAGAAACAGAGGGTCATGCTTCAGGTAGTTATATTCTAAACGTACATCCTGAGGTACCTTCAAATGTAAATATAAATCAATTTTTACTGAGAAGATATAATCTTGATGGAACTTCAGTACTAATAGATTTAGTTCCTCCTTCTGCTTCGTTTGCCACTACTAAAGGAGTAATGAAAAATAAATTAATATCAGAAGAATTAGGTCAAAACATAGATATAATAATTTCTGACCTAGTTAAAGAAGGAGTTTTAACTAATAAATAGGGAAATTTAACTTAATATATTTATAAATAAAATTAAAAAATGGGATATTTAAATAATCAGATAGTAACAGTTGATGCTATCCTTACTAAAAAAGGAAGAGAATTGTTAGCTAAAAATGATGGTTCTTTTCAAATTACACAATTTGCGGTTGCGGATGATGAAATAGATTATACACTTTATAATCCAAACCACCCTTCGGGTTCGGTTTTTTATGGTGAGGCTATAGAAAATATGCCATTATTAGAAGCTTTTCCAGATGATACCCAAATCATGAAGTATAAATTGGCTACTTTACCTAGAGGTACAGCTAAATTACCAGTACTAGATTTAGGATATGCAGCTATTACATTAAAACAAGGAGCTTCATTAGCTATAACTCCTCAAACTTTAAATTACTTAGGAGCTGCACAAGCAAATGAAACTTCGGGTTATTCATGTACTATAGCCGATGTTAGGGTACTTAACAGTTTTACAGGAATTGGTATTGACACACCAGCAGCAGCTGCTCAAAATACTACAGTTAACCAAACTTTAGGAACTACTTTATCACAAACAGTAATTGGTTCTCAAATTAATTTAAGAGCAACTACAGTAAATACTTTATTTGGTACTAATGCAGCTACTGGGGCTCAAATTAGAACAACACTTACCTTTGTAGGTATAGATTCAGGTGCTAGAATAACTATTCCATTAACAATAACAAAAACTAACGCATAATGAGTTTTAAAGCTTTTTCAACCACAGATATAGTTGTAAGTAGTGATTCTATAACTGGTCCAGCTTGGTCAACAGGTGATCCTACTTTAACTAATTTTTTCACTTCATCTATCCAAAAGAATGGATCTTCTGGAGATTTTTACATGAGTGTATATCAAGTTGATCCTGCACTATCTGCTTCATTAGCAGATGTTCAGTTTGATATAGCATATGCTGACCAAAAAGGAAGTGGTTCAGTTTATTATAATTCGGGTGTAACAGGTAAAACCCCTACTTTAACTAATTTTGGACAATATAGAGCATTAGTATTAGAAGATGAAAATGCTAATTTTATTTTTGGTAGTGGTACTAATACTTTAACAGCCGAAAATTTTTATGTAATTTCTGTAGAAAGAGCAAGATATAAAGAATCTTTATTTCCTGAAACCTTTAATTTATCCCTTTCAGGATCTGGTGGATTTGGAAAAATTCAACTTACTAATGATTCTAAAGATATTTTAGTAAACACTTTTCTTGGTTCTACTAGGGTACTTCAAGTAGTATCTGGATCTAATGGTAAAGCCGTAGGTACAGATGGGTTTGTTGCTAACAGTGGATCATATGGGCTATTCTTACCGGATATAGGAACTGTATTATTAAATCCTAATGCCATATCTCAATCAATCCATGTTGCTGCTAATAGAACTAATAATTCTGATGGTTTAAATAATCAAACTCTTTATGATGCTATTAGGTTAGGTGGGAATTTCCAACTTAATTCTCAAGAAACTATTACCTCTGATTATGTTTTTGCCAGATTAGGGAATGGGGAATTTAATTACTCAGAAAACCCTTCATTCATATCAGGCTCTACTGGAGAATTAATTTATAATAACTTTATTAACCAACCCCAAGTTTATATTACTACAATTGGTATGTATAATGGTGCTAACGAATTATTAGCCACAGCTAAACTATCTAGACCTCTTTTAAAAGACTTCACTAAAGAAGCACTAATTAGGGTTAAATTAGACTTTTAAAGTGAATGAGTTCGTTCAAACAATTCAATTCAAAGGATGTAGTAATATCACCCTTTAAAGTTAATAAAAGTTTTACTTTTAAGGGGGCTTCACAGTTTACAGGTTCTAATGTAGGGATAGATAGACTTATTGGGAAAAATATAACACCCACAAATAATATTTCTACTGAACCCACTACGGGTCAGATTTCAACTGTTCCTGAAAGATTAGTATATGATTCAATAAAACAGTTATATTATTCTAATTTTTTATTAGATTCATCTGGTAGTATTGCTACCACAGCTTCTTTTAATAATGATGGAACTATAACAAATTCAAGACGCACAACTAACTACTATAATTATCTATCATCAGATTTAGTACCTAGAAGAGAGTTTCCTACCCAATCTGATGCCAGGATAGGAGTAATATCTATACCATCTAAATTATTTGGAGAATATATTAAACCTGGTACTTTTGAATATGAAGAAGAAGGCACTAAAATTACAGATGATGGAGAAGGTAATTTATTTGATACACTAGGAAATCAATTAGGTAATATAGTATATGAACATGGGATTGCTGTAATAACAGTAGATAGTACAGGTTCATATAAATCTTTATATGGTCATGCTGTTTATGGAACTGATTTGTATGGTGATAGTGGTGGATTCCCTAGTTTTTTAACTAGCTCTAACGCCACATGTTCGTTTGAAAGTACTTTAACTTTAAATGAAGTACAATATGCTGCTCGTATTAGTGAAAATGAATTTGGATACTCTTTAAACCCTACCTTAATATCAGGGAGTAACATTAATAGTAACACTTATTATGATTTTGCTACAGGTTCATTTTTTCAACCCTACATCACTACAGTAGGGATGTATAATAATAGTTATGATTTATTAGCTACAGCAAAACTGGCTAGACCTCTTCCGGTTTCAAAGTTTACAGATACAACAATAATGGTTAATTTAGATATGTTTTAATGAATTGGATTTACGAAGGAAAAGAAATAACAGACATTTCCCATTTTCCAGAAAATACATTTGGTTTTATTTATGAAGTAACCCATATACCCTCAGGTAAGAAGTATATTGGGAAAAAACAATTATTTTTTAATAAAAAACTTCCACCTCTTAAAGGATACAAAAGGTGGAGAAAAGTAGTTAAAGAGGGTAATTGGAAAACTTATTTTGGTTCTCATGATTATATAAAGGGACTACTTAAAGAAAATAAACAAGAAGAATTTAAACGTGAAATTATACAAATTTGTTATTCCAAAAAAGAACTCACATATAGTGAAACAAAATTTCAAATGATGTTTGAAGTCCTAGAAAATCCTTCGTATATTAATAGCAACATACTGGGGAAATTCTTTAGATCCGATCTAGAGAATTATAAAGACTAATATGATAAATGATTTGTTAGTAAATTTAGCCAACTCCGTATTAGGAGGAGGTAGGAAAACTGCACGAGGTAATTATGCTTACACTTGTCCCTTCTGTAATCACCATAAACCTAAATTAGAGGTTAATTTTACGGTCAATAAAAAGGGATTTAATCCTTGGAATTGTTGGGTGTGCAACACTAAAGGTAGTAGGTTAATAACCCTATTTAAAAAAGTTAATGCTGATAACTCTAAAATGCAAGAGTTAAAGTCATTAGTTAAAGTTTATGATTACGATAACGAACATGGGGTATCTGCGGAAACTCTATGTTTACCTAAGGAGTATAGTAATATATTAGGTAATAATGATATCATAGCTAAACACGCATATTCTTACCTTAAACGTAGAGGATTAACTGATAATGATATTATAAAATATAATATAGGGTATTGTGAAAATGGTTTATATGCTAAAATGGTAATTATACCATCCTATGATACTAATGGTAATTTAAATTACTTTACAGCTAGATCATTTGAAAAAGATCCATATGTAAAATATAGAAATCCTAGTTGGTCAAGAGATATTATACCATTTGAATTTTTTATAAATTGGAATCTTCCTATTATTCTGTGTGAAGGTCCCTTTGATGCTATTAGCATTAAACGTAATGCTATTCCTTTATTGGGGAAAAATATTCAAAAGTCTTTAATGAAAAAAATAGTATCATCAACCGTGGAAAAAATTTACTTAGCATTAGATACTGATGCTATGACAAGAGCTTTAGAATTCGCTGAAGAGTTTCTAAATGTGGGTAAAAAAGTTTACCTTGTGGAATTAAAAGATAAGGATCCTAGTGAAATGGGTTTTATTGATTTTACTAAACTAGTCCAAACTTCTAAGAAGTTAACTTATGAAAACCTATTTGAAAAAAAATTATCTTTAATATGAAAAGAAATGTAAAAAAGTCCTACAATAGGATAATTGAAATATCTCCCGATGCCAAACAAATAACTTTACCTGATGCTAGGTACTATAGAAGAAATGGTGATTACTATCCTTCTATAACTTATGTGCTAAGTCACTACCCTAAGGGTAAATTTTTTGAAGATTGGCTTAAAAAAGTAGGATACTCTGCTGATTTTATAGTTAAAAAAGCAGGAGAAGAAGGTACCCAAGTCCATGAAATGATTGAACAGTATCTAAATGGTAAAGAACTTAATTTCTTAAGTGAATTTGGAAACCCACAATATCATCCTGATGTGTGGCAGATGTTTTTACGTTTTGTTGAATGGTGGGAAGAATATAAACCTACACTAATTGAAACTGAAGTCCATTTATTTTCAGACGAATTAAAAGTAGCTGGTACTTGTGATATGGTTTGTGAAATAGATGGTGAAATATGGATTGTAGATTTTAAAACATCTAATTATTTACAAACTGTTTATGACCTACAAACTGCAGTTTATGGTAAATGTTATGAGGAATGTTACGGTAAAACCCCTCAAAGATATGGAATACTATGGCTTAAATCATCTAAAAGAAAACCTGCAAAAGGTAAAATGCAAGGTAAAGGATGGGAAATGTATGAATCCAAAAGAACCCAAGAAGAAAACCTTGACATTTTTCTTACAGTAAAAAAATTATTTGATTTAGAGAACCCAAAACATTCCCCTATATTCACGGAGTTTAAAACAACAGTCAAAAGAGAGTTGTAATATTTATAATAATGATATCATTAATACAACTATTAAAAGAACAAACTGGTGAACCCAAAGCTGTTATTTTAGCAGGTGCTCCTGGAGCAGGAAAAGGATCCATTTTAAAAGATCTGGATCTAGGAGGACTTAAAATACTTAATGTAGATAATATCTTTATTAAAAATCTTAAACAAGCTAATGTTAGTTTAGATTTAAAAAATGCAACACCTGAAGAAAGAGTTGAACAAGCCAAACAAATGGCGGCAGCTAATAAAGAATTTAAAGGTGAATTGCAAAGTGTAATAGATGGTAAACAATCATTTGTACTAGATGGTACTGCAGCCTCATATAAAAAAACTGCTGAGCTAAAACAACAATTAGAAGAAGCAGGATATAAAATAATGATGCTTTATGTTTACACTGATTTAGAACGTTCTCTAAAGCAAAATGAAAAACGATTTGAAAAATCAGGTGGTGAAGATAGAAGTTTAGCACCTGCCATTGTAATGCGTACCTGGAAAAGTGTAACAGATAATATAGAACCCTATTTTAATCTATTTACACCTAATTTTATAGCTGTAGCTAATACGCTAAAAGGTGATAAAATGGAGGATATAGAAAAAATTATTAAAAAATACCTTACTCCATTTAAACCCACAGGAACTAAACCTAAAACCCCAGCACAACAACAAAAATCAAAGGAACAAAAAGCAAAATTAAACGCTGAAATTCAAGATATGCTAGATGAAGAATTTATAGCAGATATTCTGCAATATACAATATCTAAGGAAGAAGCACAAATGAGATTAAAACAATTCCTAAATGGTTAAAATAGGATTATATGGAGGTGGGTTTAAACCCCCAACTAGGGGACATTTTGAAGTAGTTCAAAAAATTATAAACGAGTACCCTGATCTAGACATGTTAATAGTTCTAGTTGGAAAAGGTATACGTGATGGAATTTCCCAAGATGAATCTATATTGATTTGGAATTTATATAAAAAATATCTTCCACTAAAAGTAAGAATTATTCCTGTTTCATCCCCTGTAGGAGAAATTTATAGTTTATCTAAGGATAATTTAGAAGATGAATTTATTTGGTTTTTAGGTGAAAGGCAGGGTAAAGAAGAAGATGTTAAGGATATTGAAATTCGTACTAAACATCTTACTAATAAAAAAGAAAATTATCCTAATTTAACTACAGCTGTTATATCTACTAAAGATGCTAATATTAGTGGAACCCAAGCTAGAAAATATCTTAAAAATCAAGATAAAACAGGATTTTTTAGTTTAATACCTGATTCCCTTTCAAATGAAGAAAAAAATGAGGTGTATAATATTTTATCCCCATCTATAGAAGAAGGCAGAAAGAAAAAACGTGACCCTAAAACGGGGACAGGTAAAAAACCTGAAAGATCAGGAAGACGACTATACACAGATGAAGATCCTAAGGATACTGTAGGTATTAAATTTAGAACTAAAGAAGATGTAGTAGATACTTTAAATAAAAAATCATTTAAGGCTAAATCTCATGCACGTCAATCTCAAATAATTAATTTAATACATCAAAGGGTAAGAGCAGCTTACCAAAATGCTAAAGATCCAGATACTAAAAATAGATTAAAACGTGGTTTAGATTACATTACTAATAGAAAGGAAAAATCTAAAGAAAAAACAAAAAGGTTAAGACAACAAAATGAAGGTATAAAGGGATTTACTAAAGGTAATGTAGGTACAAGATATAGAGCAATAGAAAAAAGAGGTAATAAATATTATTACAGACAAGATGATCCCTTAGGCGCTGGTATTAAACAGGAATTTGGTCCATTTGATACTAAAGCTCAAGCTATTAAAAAAATGGAAAAATTCCCTCCCGCTACTAGTTATAGAGATATTACAGATAATATAGATCCTAAATCACAAGAAAAGCATAAAGGCAAATCTTCACCTTATGGGTCAGCATATAAACCTGTGGATGAAGGAGATACCTATGAAAAAATGGCTGCTAAAGGTAAAAAGTCGGGCGATTTAAAGCAGGGTACTGTTAGAAAAAGATTAGGTATAAAAAAAGGAGAAAAGGTCCCATTATCTTTAATTAAAAAAGAAATATCACGTTTGAAAAAAATGGATAAAGATCCTAAAAAGAAAGGAGCCCAACTAGGAGACAAAAATCAAAAATATTATAAAGCATTACAGTTGGCTAAAACTTTAAAGACAACTACTAACGTTAATGAAAATGCCACTTATTCTAATAGTATAGATTATAAACAACAAATTTTAGATCTTACTAAACATATGTTAGAAAAAGGAGAAAAGATTACCCCTTTACCTAAGGTTATTTTTAAACATGGGGATCAAGAAAATGCCAAAGAATTTTTAGGTAAAACTGCGTATTATGATCCTAATACAATGACTATTGTATTATACACTGAAGGTAGACATCCAAAAGATATTGTTAGGTCATTTTCTCATGAAATGATCCATCACCAACAAAATTTAGAAGGTAAATTAAATAATATTAATACTACTAATACTTTAGAAGATGATTATCTTGAGGATATAGAAAAAGAAGCCTATTTAGATGGTAATATTAATTTTAGAAATTACACAGATAGTCAATTACACGAAAAGAAAAAAGTAAAAGATCCTTTTGGAATATCTGCCTTTGCTTATGAATTAGCTCGTGGTTTAGAAGAACAAGAAGAAAAAATAGAAACTAAATACACTATTTACTCAGATATGGATGGTGTATTAACTGATTTTGATAAAAGATTTAAAAAGTTTTCTAAAGGTATTGCACCTAAAGATTATGAAAATAAATTTGGATTAAAAAAGTTTTGGAATTTAGTTGATAATATTGGGGGGTTAGATTTTTGGGCCAATATGGATTGGATGTCTGATGGTAAAGAATATTGGAATTACATTTCAAAATATAACCCTATCATTCTAACTGCCCCATCAATGAACCCAGTTTCAAGATTAGGTAAAAGACAATGGAGAGATGGTAATTTACCAGGTGTCAAAATGAAAATGGCTTCCGCAAGAAACAAACCTAATTATTCCAAAAGAAATTCTATTTTAATTGATGATAGAAAGGATACTATAGATGCATGGAACGCAGCAGGTGGTATAGGTATACTTCATACATCTGCTGCTAGTACGATTGAAAAATTAAAAGAACTTGGTTTATGAGAGATAATGTTTTAAAAAAAGAATTTAATAAAAAAGATGTTCAAAGAATTAGAAATTTAGTACAAGGAAAATATGGAGATAAAACCACACAAAGTGTGGGTTATAAAAAAGGTTATATTGAAAGGAAAGAAGGTGATGTTTGGGAAGAAAAAGGACAAACTTGGACTATAAAAGAAGGTATCAGACAAAATGTTACTAAATTAGATAAAGCAAAAAAAGCTTTTAAAACCCCATTATTCTGCCCTGAATGTGGTACATTAATGAAAAAAAGATTTGACTCCCAGTATTATAAAATACACAAAATGTGTTTTGATTGTGTTATTGAAAAAGAACAACTCCTTAAATTAGAGGGTAAATGGGAAGAATATAAAAAAAATATTCATAATGCCGATATAGATGGTATGATAACTGATTATACTTCATTTATGTCTGCTGCTTTAAAAGAAACTAATGATTCATTTATAACTGAAGCTGGTGATGTAGAAAAATGGGATGGTGGTGTAAATAAAGAACGTGCTGAAGAAGCTTTAAAAAAAGGAATTGAATATTTAGAATCTAAGAAAATAAAGTAATTCTAACTGTAAAGACACATATTTATAAAATATAATACTAATACCATGACCAAAAAAGAATTAAAGGAAATGATTAAAGCATCTATAATAAATGAGATGCATTGTTCTAAAGAAGTAAGAGAACAAGAAGAAGAAGAGGTAGAAGTAGAAACTGAAGAAGAAGTTGAAATCGAAGCACCAACCAGAGAATTATCTGCTGAAGAAGAAATAGTTCAGGATAGTTTAGAAAAGGCGCTTGAGGCAGCAAAAAAACTAGATAATGAAAAGTTAGTTACCCAAATAGCTAATACTATTACCTATTTTACAAGATCTGAGGTAATTAAAGAAAATCAAAAAACAGAAGTTGACATTAAAGATAGATTTTTAAGAACCCTTAGAATGTCCTAAAATGCCTTATAAAAGAGTAGGTAAATGTGTCCATAAGAAATATGCTAATAAAAATATTTCTAAAAAACCTATAGGGTGTTCGGATAGTACAGCAGATGCTAAAGAATACCTAAAAGCTCTTTACGCTAGCGAAATGAATGAAAGAAAAGAAATGTCCTCAAACGAAATATCTAAAAGAGAAGATATTATAAAAGGGATGTTAAACAATAAAAGAGCCTTAGTTAAAAAATATGGTACTGATGCAGAAAAAGTAATGTATGGTACCGCAACATCAAAAGCTAAAAAAATTGCCGAAATGGAATCAAAAGATAAACTTAGAGAAATTATTAAAAATGCCCTTTCTAAACCTATGGAGGAGGAAAAAACAGATAAATATGATGATCATCCTGCTTTAAAAGGAAAGCAAAAAGATAATTTACCTGATGGCCTCCAGAAAGCTATTATTAAGAAAAAAGGGGGTAAAGTTGAAGAGGGTGATTTAGATTTAGGCCATCAGGATGATGAACCTGGAATGTTAAAATCTAACCTTTATACTCTAGGTAAAGATGTTATAGCATTATATAAGATGGTTTCTGAATTTGATGATATGGAAGGTGAAGTAGATTTCCCCCATTGGTGGCAATCAAAAATAATTAAAGCTAAAGATTATATTACTTCGGCTAAACAATATTTGGATTTTGAGGTTAATGAACCTAAAATAGACATTATGGTAGGTGCTACACCTAAAGTAGAGGATGGGTTAATGGAAACTATTAAAGAATTAAAAAGATCTAACCCCGAAGCCACTGTTGAAGAAATTACTAAACAAATCCAAGAAATTAAAATCTTATCAGAAAGAAAAGATACACTTTGTAAACGAGGAAAAGATTACATTAAAGCTCGTAAAGCAGCAGGTGAAAAATCATCAGCATACCTTTCGGGTCGAGCTGTGAAAGTATGTAAAGGCGATATTAAATTTAAGGGTAAAAAAATAAATAGTTACAAATGATTACTGAATCCCGTCTTAGAGAAATAGTAAGAGAATCATTAAGAGATTGGTTCAAAAAAGAAGACTGGGTAAAAATTAATACTGCTGGTACAATTGAAGGTCCTTGTGGTACAATGGATAAAAAAGAACCAACCCAAAGATGTTTACCTCGTAAAAAGGCTCAATCCATGACCAAAGCAGAACGAGCCGCTACTGCAAGGAAAAAAGTACGTGGGTCAAGGAAAGGTAAGCAATTTGTTAAAAATACTCGTAAGGGAAAGTTTAAGAAGAAATCATGACAGTTGAACAGTTTAAAGAAAGAATAAGAACGATTGTCAAAAAGGTGTATGTTCCTAAAGAGGAAGATGCTCCCGTAATTGATTTTGAAGAATTTAAAACATTCCCAGAACTTAGGGCAGTTATTATAGATTTATTAACTACGGATTATGGAAGTTTTATAGCATCTATTGATTATGTTGCTCCTAAACCTACTACATTTAGAATTAATTTGAAAAATGGACAATTCTTTTATTTAATTTGGAATGAAAGAAGTTGGGTTGCTCAAGTAGAGGGTAAAAAATACTATCTTTTAAATTTAAATGAAGAAGAACGTGCTATTGAATCAATAGCTAGAATTTTAAGATTTGCTGCTCCTGAAGGTATGGAAGGAGATAATAATACAGATGTGGACACAGATGTAGAAACAGAAGAAACCGAAGAAGTAGAAACTGAAGAAACAGAATAATGGATAGTTTTACTAAATATTTAAATAAAATATCATATAAGTTCCCTAAGGGTTATCCTGACATTAACGACCCTAAGGATAAAAATATGCTATTTGAAATGGTAACTTCCCTACTTGAAAATGATGCAGATGAAGCTATTAATATCTTAAAGAGGGAATTAAACCTTACTGATGAAAATTTTTCAAAGTTATCATCGGTTAGATATAAATTATTAGTTCCTAGGGCTGAAAGATATGATTATATTCAAAAAATTGAAAAAATAAAGGACTTTGAATATGACCCTAATATAAAGGGTTCTTCCATAGGAGGAGTTACTTATAAAGGTTCTACATTTCTCTTAAAACCATCTGGGGCCCAAGGCAGAGCATCTGCAGGAACCGAAAATGAAGATATTTTAGAAAATGAAATAAAAAAATACCTTGAAATGGGTGCAGTTAACGTTATATTTGATGCTCCTAATAAATCTTTAACTATAAAAAACGTTAAGGATATTTCAGGTGTTGGATATGATGTAGCAGGTGGTAAAAAAGCTGATGTTGTTATAAAAGGAGATAAAACATATCCCATTTCAATTAAAAAAGATAATGCGGGTTTTTGGGAATCATCTGATACTAGGTATAAAGATGTAGTAAAAAAATTATCAGAAAAAATTAAAAAAGGAGATTTTGCTCCTGAGTTAGTATTTAAACCTTTTGTAGATAAATTAGGTAGAGAAAAGGAGGGTATTAATTTAATGCATGATGATAGAACGGACACTAAAGTTACTGGTGTTATAGTAACTGATCTTCCTGATAAGGATGAAAAGTCTATTATATTTGGTTCGGATAATGCTGTAGTAATTTACAGATCTTATTCTTCTAAAGATTTTAAATTAGTAGATGATAATTTATATATAGAAGTTTCTAAAATTATAGAAAACCTAAAAGATGTAGAGGAATTTAATTTGGAACCTATTCTTAATATTAGACATGATTCCACTAGAACTGCTACAGGTGGGTTAAGAGCTACCGTCCAACCTGAAAATAAAATCTATAGAGATTCTAAGGTTATAGGAAATAAAATTGAAATTCCTTACGATAAAATTATGGCGTAATGTGTAACTGTGGGTGTAATATATGTGAAACTAAACCTTTTACTCTTAATGAGAATAAAACTTCTAAATCTCTTTTATCTGAAGGACTTAGATATTGTTTAGAAAAAGAAAAACCATTAACTGAACATGTTTACAGAGCAGGATCTGAAGCATATTTTAATTTATGGGCTGAAGCAAGAGCATTATATTCAAGAAACCTAATTAATGTGACAGGTGCAGATAAAGAAATTTTAACTGAAACTGATTTGGGTCATTATGGGATGTATGAGAATAAAAAAGTACCTTTAGATTTTATATTTGAAGCTGAATATCAAGGAAGAGAAGTAGAATTGAACCAACCTAAAAGAGGTGGTTCTAAAAAATTCTTTGTGTATGTAAGAGATCCAAAGACTAAAAATATCAAAAAAGTATCATTTGGTGCTAAAGAAGGAGGCCAGAGATTATCTGTTAAACTAGATGATCCCGATAAACGAAGAGCATTTTCGGAAAGACATAATTGCTCTGAAAAAAACGATAAAACAAAACCTTCATATTGGTCTTGTAGATTGCCTCGTTATTGGAAGTCCTTAGGTGGAAGTAAAAATTATGGTGGATTCTGGTAAACCATATTCTGACACTCATATTTCAGAAAATAGTTTTATAAGGGTTTTTGATGATAATATAGACCCTATAGAATTACTCTGGCACCGTGATAAAGAAGATCGTACTGTAGAAGTACTTCACGATACAGATTGGCAGTATCAAGAAGATAATAAATTGCCTATTGAACTTAAAGAAGGTATTAGTATATTTATACCGAGATATAGTTGGCATAGACTAATCAAAGGTACAAACAAATTAAAACTTAGAATAGTTAAAAATGGATAAATTTGATTTTAAAGCTTATATAGCAGACAATCCACTTCTAAGAGAACAAGAAGAATTATCAGCTTCAGATATTGGAGCTGATATGGCTAGTTTAGCTGGAGAACTAGATGATGTCATTGAAGATGAATTAGAAGGTAAAGAGGAAGAACTTAATGAAGCTCTGGATCCTGCATCACTTTTATCCTATCTTCTAGCATCAAATACCATAGTTAATATTTTATCTAAAAAAGCTATGAAAATGGCTAATAAATATGATTGGGGTAAGGGTGAGGAAGCAGCTAGGAATATTTATAAGTTTACTCATGAATTAGAAGAAAAATTTAAATCTCCTATTAAGTTTATAGTTTCTAAATTTACTAAAGACCCTAAAAGAGTAAAACTTGTAACTAACTCTTTATTTATACTATTTCTAGGTTATTTAGCTTTCCACGCAGGGGGGAGTGCTCTTAAATATTTAAAACAAGCAAAACTATCAGCTGGAGGAATAGCTGGTTTAAAAGCAGCTTTGAAAGGTAAAGATATTGCAGCAACAGCACAAGATATAATTAATGATTTAGCATAAAAACGAATTTATAGCCTGATTCATAGCCAGGCGCCTTTTAGGGTCAAAATTATGCAGCTGTGGCGCATCCTTTTTGGATAGCGCCACTTTTTTTCGTATATTTAAAAAAAAGAATTAATGGATAAAAAAATAGTAATTGTAGGAGCCGGAGTTGCAGGTGTAAATGCAGCTACAAAATTAGTAGATAATGGTTATCCTGGAAGTAATATTACTATAATTGATATGGGTAAATCACCTTATGAAAGAAAACCTGAGGAAGTAATGACAGGGTTTTTAGGAGCAGGTGGTTGGAGTGATGGTAAACTTACTTACCATACTTCCATTGGAGGACATATGTCAAAATATTGTGGTGAGGAAAAAGCAATGGAATTATTTGACCAAGTAATTACTAACTTCAAACGATTCCACCCTAACCCAGAAGAAGTACAATGTTCAGATCCACAGGCAGAACCTGATTTTATTAAACCATATTTTGGTTTACGATTATTCCCAGTATGGCACGTTGGTACAGATTATCTACATGAAATTGGAAAAAATTGGTATGATTATTTAGTATCTAAAGGTGTTAATTTCGAATGGGAAACTAAAGTTGTATCAATTGATTTTAAAGAACAATTTTTTGAGGCACTTGATGTTTATCAACTTGACCAACCTTATGCTAATACACGAGTTGGTAAATACGATCGTTTAATATTTGGTGTAGGTAAATCAGGTATTGATTTTGGTAAACAATTAGCAGAAGATTATTCCTTTCCTACTGAATCTAAACCTGTACAAATAGGAGTACGTTTTGAGGCCCCACAAAAACATTTTCAAAAATTAATTGATATTTCATATGACTTTAAATTATATAGAAAATTTGAAGATAAAGGAGTATCATTACGTTCATTCTGCACTAACAATAATGCTGCTTTTGTTGCTGTAGAAGAAACATATGGGGATCATTCATATAATGGACATGCTAAAAAAGATGAAGCATATCGTAATGATATGACTAATTTTGGTATTTTAATGGAAATCCGAGGTATAGATAATCCTTTTGAATGGTCAAGAGAATTAGTAGAAAAAGTTCAAGCTCACGGAACAGGATTATATTATAGCCCGTCTCGTAAACCATCAACAACTTCAGAAGGTGATAATGTAAGTGCACACCAAATAGATTGGATGGGATTACAAGTAGTAGCTGAACATTTTCAAGGTTATTTTGAATACATTTCAGATTTTATTGATGATATGAAAAAAGTATTTCCAACACTTGAAGATGATTGGGGTATTTATATTCCTGAAGTAAAATATCTATCACCAGAACCTAAAGTAGATTATAGCAATTTAACATTAGATCAATTCGAAAATGTACATTTTGCTGGAGATGCCCTATCTGCAAGGGGTATTACAGTTTCAGGAGCACAAGGTATTTATATAGCAGAATCATTATTAAATTAAAATTATGTCAGACAAAAAATTTGAGTACAAAACCATTACATCTAACGGTCAAAGGATGTATTTAGCTAAAGGACCTAAAGATAAAGCTTTTAAGTTTCATAGATATGATGGTCCTGCTATTGAACCTATTGAAAGACGTGGAGGAGCAAGAAAAGCTTATTATCTTTATGGTATAGAATATGGGTTTGAGGAATATCAAGAGTTAATGAGGGAAAGAAAAGGTGTTCCTTTCCATAAAACAGCTTTAGGTAAACAATCTGGTGCAAGAACATAAATTATAGTATGAAAATTGGATTATGTGGTACAATGTCTGTAGGTAAAACTACATTAGTTAAGGCATTAGAATATGAAGTTGAATTTATTGACTATAAATTTACTACTGAACGATCTAAATACTTAAGAGATTTAGGTATTCCATTAAATACTGATTCTACAGTAAAGGGTCAATCTATATTTTTAGCGGAGAGAGCTAGTGAGTTATTAAATGAAAATATCATTACAGACAGAACTATTATTGATGTAATGGCATTTGCTAAATGTGCGGATTCAATTAGTGAAGATGATGCTAAGAAATTTTGTGATTTTGCTTCTACTATGTTAGGGGATTATGATCATATTTTTTATGTTTCTACTGAAGGTACTATTATAGAGGATAATGGTGTTAGGACTATAGATGAAGAGTATAGAGAAAAAATAGATAATACTATTAGAGAATTATTATTTGAATATAGGGATCAAATAAAAGATTTTACTACTATCAGTGGCACTACAGAACAACGTTTAAAACAAATAAATGAGGTATTATTTCCTTAATATTTATAAATAAACTTCACCATGGGACTTAATAAACCTAAACTAAAGGAAATTATAAAAAAAGAGATAGTAGAAATTCTTACTGAGGCCGATCCCGAAGATATTAAGGCTCAACAGGATTTAAATAAAGAATTAGAAACTACTAAAAGTTTAGCTGATGAAGTGGGAGATGCTTTAAGTGAACAAGATGATGAACCCACTGCTTCTGATTTAAAAAGTGATTCTGTGGCTTCATTAGCTAGAGAATTAGGTAAAATTACCCGTGAAATGAAAACAGTAGTAAATCAGTGGAAAAAATCAGAAGGTGAAGAAAAAGAAGATTTACTTAAAAGATTAAAAGAGCTAACCGCTATGAAGAAAGAGGTTGAGGCTCTCCTCTAATTATGTCACAGGATCTAAAAAAAATAATTCGTCAGGAATACATTAAATGTGCAACTGATCCTGTACATTTTATGAAAAAATACTGTTTTATTCAACACCCCCAAAGAGGTAAAATATTATTTACTTTATACCCTTTTCAAGAAAAAGTATTGCAATTGTTTAAGGACAATCCTTATTCATTAATACTTAAATCTAGACAGTTAGGTATTTCTACTTTAACTGCTGGATATTCTCTTTGGTTAATGTTATTCCATGAGGGGAAAAATGTATTATGTGTAGCTACTAAGCAAGAAACAGCCAAAAATCTAGTAACTAAGGTTAAATTTATGTATGATAATTTACCTTCCTGGTTACAAATTTCAACTGAAGAAAACAATAAATTAACATTAAGATTAACTAACGGCTCCCAGATAAAAGCAACTTCAGCTGCTTCAGATGCTGGTAGATCAGAAGCTGTATCTATGTTAGTAGTTGATGAAGCAGCATTTATTGAAGGTATAGATAACATATGGGCCTCAGCTCAACAAACATTATCAACTGGAGGGGGTGCTATCGTACTTTCCACACCTAATGGAACTGGTAATTGGTTCCATAAAATGTGGACTAAAGCCGAAGCTAAAGAAAATGAATTTTTGCCTATTAGACTACCTTGGATGGTTCATCCCGAAAGAGACCAATCATGGAGAGATAGACAGGATGATTTATTAGGTGACCCTCGTATTGCAGCTCAAGAATGTGATTGTGACTTTAATACATCAGGTGATGTTGTATTTTATAATGAATGGATTGAATTCATAAAAGAAACTACAATTAAGGATCCTGTTGAGAGAAGAGGTGTCGATCAAAATTTATGGATATGGGAATCCGCAGATTACGCCAGGGAATATCTAATTACTGCTGATATTGCCAGGGGTGATGGAAAAGATTTTTCTACCGCACATATAATAGATATTGAAACAAATACCCAAGTAGCAGAATTTAAGGGTCAATTGCCTCCTAAAGAATTTGGTTATTTCTTAGTTGGTTTAGCTGCTGAATATAATAATGCAATGTTATGTCCTGAGAATGCTAATATAGGATGGGCTACTATTGATGCTATACGAGAAAGAGGATACAGAAATTTATATCATTCCCCTAAATCTGATAAACTGACTGCAGAATCATATCTTCAGACCTATGAAGGTAACTCTGAAATGGTTCCTGGTTTTACTATGTCAATGAGGACTAGACCTTTAATTATTAATAAATTTAGGGAATTTGTAGGAGATAGAAGTGTGACAATTCGTTCTAAAAGGCTTTTAGAGGAAATGAGAGTATTTATATGGAAAAATGGTAGACCAGAAGCTCAAGTAGGATATAATGATGATTTAATTATGGCTTTTGGGATTGCTATGTTTTTAAGAGATACTTCACTTAAATTCCAACAAGAATCACTTGATAGAGCTAAAGCTGCTCTTGGTAGTGTTAGAAAAAATGACTATTATACCCCAGGTGTAGTAAGTAATAGAACAAAAAACCCATATACTATGGAAATAGATGGGAAAAATGAAAATATAACTTGGCTTTTATAAAATTTAATTATGGCTGATAAAGGATTATTTAGTAGACTGCAAAGATTATTCTCAACTGATGTTGTTATAAGAAATACAGGGAATAACCAATTAAAAACTATAGATACTAGACATATACAGGTATCTGGTAATATAGAAACTAATTCACTTATTGATAGATTTAATAGAATTTATACTAATAGTATATCATCTTTATATGGTCAACAAGTGTCTTATAACTATAAAACTTTAAGACCATCTTTATATGCTGAATATGATGCTATGGATACTGATGCTATCATAGCTTCTGCCTTGGATATTATTTCGGATGAAAGTACACTTAAAAATGATTTAGGAGAAGTACTACAAATTAAATCACCAGATGAAAATATTCAAAAGATACTTTATAATCTTTTTTATGATGTGATTAACATAGAATTCAATTTATGGCCTTGGATTCGTAATATGTGTAAGTATGGGGATTTCTTTTTAAAATTGGAAATAGCTGAAGATTTTGGAGTTTATAATGTTATCCCTTATTCTGCTTTTAACATAGAAAGAATAGAATACTCAGACCCAGAAAACCCAGCTAAAGTAATGTTTAAGTTTGATCCGGACGGGATAGTATCTGATTCCTATGGCTATACAACTGTTCCTAACCAAAATAAGGACGCAAGAGCTATTTATTTTGATAATTACGAAGTTGCACACTTTAGATTACTTACAGACGTTAATTTTCTCCCCTATGGTAGAAGTTACATAGAACCAGCTAGAAAATTATTTAAGCAATATACTTTAATGGAGGATGCTATGTTAATTCATAGAATAGTAAGAGCTCCAGAAAAACGTATATTTTATTTAAATATAGGTTCTATTCCTCCCAATGAAATTGAGGCGTTTATGGAGAAAACTATTTCTAAATTAAAAAGAACTCCATATGTTGACCCACAAACTGGTGATTATAATTTAAAATATAATCTTCAAAATTCTTTAGAGGATTTTTATATCCCTGTAAGAGGCAATGATTCAGCTACTAAAATAGAAACTACTCCCGGACTACAATATGATGGGATTACTGATGTTATTTATTTAAGAGATAAATTATTTGCAGCCCTAAAAGTACCTAAGGCCTTTATGGGGTATGATGAAAATCTAGAGGGTAAAGCTACTTTAGCGGCACAAGATATTAGATTTGCTAGAACAATTGAAAGAATACAAAGAATTATTACATCTGAGTTATATAAAATTGCCATGGTTCATCTCTATTCACAAGGTTATACTGGTGAGCAATTAGCTAATTTTGAATTATCATTGACTAACCCATCCATTATATATGATCAAGAAAGGATTGCGTTGTTAACGGAAAAAACAGCACTAGCGAATGAATTAATTAATAATGGATTATTGCCTACTGATTGGGTGTATGAAAATATCTTCCATTTATCCGAAGATCAATATGACGAATATAGAGAATTAATTTTACAGGATAAAAAACGTAAATTTAGACAAAACCAGATGGAAAATGAAGGTAATGATCCTATGGAATCTGGAAAGTCTTATGGTACACCCCACGATCTAGCTTCATTGTATGGTAAAGGTAGAACATATTCTGATCCTAATAATTTGCCTGATGGGTATAATGAAAATGAACCCTTAGGTAGACCTCAAGAAAAAGTTACTAATCGAAATACTCAAGATGATAACTTTGGTAAGGATAGATTAGGAGTAAAAAGAATGAAAGACACAGATAAGAATGAGGGATCTAGTTCTGCTTTATCTTTAGAAGGTAGGTATTATATTTCTAAATACTCAGATATGCTAAAAAATATTCCTTCTTCTAATAAGAAACGTATTATATTTGAGGATGATAAATCCGGAGAATCTTTATTAGATGAATCAAATATTAAGGACTAGATATTTTCATATATTTATAAAAAAACCCTAGAATGAAAATCAAACACTCCAAGTATCGGAATACAGGTTTGTTGTTTGAATTGCTTGTGAGGAGGATCACTGCAGATACTCTTTCCGGAAAGAAGTCACCTGCATCCAAACTCTTAAAAAAATACTTTGTTAATACAGAGTTAGGTAAAGAGTATAAATTGTACGAATCATTTTTCCAAAAAAGAGGTATTAGTGAATCTAAAGCTTCTTTAGTTATTTCTACAATTTTAGAATCTTCTAAAAAGTTATCTAAACAAAAACTAAAAAGAGAAAAGTATAATTTAATTAAGGAATTGAAAGAAAATTATAACATTAATGATCTCTTCAATACCAAAATCCCAGAATACAAGGAAATGGCTTCTCTGTACCAATTAGTTGAAGCATATAATTCTACTGAAGTAAATCCATCTTTACTTATTGAAGTAAGATTAAATCTAATGGAATTTCTTACACAATCAAAGGTAAATAAAGATTCAGTTGCAGACACAGTAATGGAGGAGTTTAGTTCATATGATAGTGACCTTAGAATTTTAACTTATAAAATACTATTAGAAAAATTTAATAGTAAATATTCCACTTTAAATACTGATCAAAAACGCATTCTTAGGGA